TCATTTCCAGAATTGCCACCAGCGCTTGGGCTGGGGGTCTTGTTGGGGGATGGGCAGTTCGCTGGGGAGGGCGAAGGAGGCGCGGGCTTCGATCATCTTGCGCACGTCGGCGAAGGTGAGCCAGGCGCGGCCGTCGCGGCCCCAGTCGCGGCCCCAGGAGTTGAGGAGCCAGATGCGTTGGCGCTCGAAGTCGATCTGGTCGAAGATGACGGCGTGTCCGCCGTCGGCGGTGCCGCGGTATTCGATACCGCCGTCGCCGGAGGGGAAGTTGCAGGCGCGGGGCCAGGGGGCGCCGATGCAGAGGGGGCCGTGGGCGGAGAGGGCCTGGGTGATTTCGCGGAAGGTGAAGCACCAGCGGTATTCGGCGATGAGGCCTTGCTTTTTCCAGTAGCGCATGAGGCCGAGGACGGAGGAGCCTTCATATTGCTCGCCGGGCCATTGGTCGTGGAGCTGCGCGCCTTTGTAGTAGCTGCGGGCGAGAGCGGCGTTGACGCGTTGCTCCATGGGGGCGGCGCCGATGCGGTGCGCGCCGGAGAAGCCGACGCAGGCCCCTTCGCGGCCCTGGTCGAGGCGGTAGGCGCAGGGCCAGCGGCGGGAGCGCTGGGGGCCGCCGGGGGCGGCGGAGCCCATGCGGTAGGCGGCGCTTCGGGGGTCGTGGACGATGCGGCAGTCGAGAACTCTGTCGGAGGGGGCGATCATGGGGCGTGGTAGAGGTAGGTTTGGTGGTCGACTGCGCCGGTGGCGGGATCGGTGGCGAGCATGAGGGCGCGGAGCTTGCGCATGGGCTCGGGGATTGGCTCGGGCCGGGGCGCGGCGGCCGGAGCCGTAGAGGGACTGGTCGGGGCCGGGGGGGAACTGGTAGTCGACGAATTTTTTCCACGTCGAGCGCGTGTCGGACTTGGGGAAGCCGAGCCAGTCGGTGTCGTCATGCGGGGCGGGCGCGGCTGCGAGGCGGTATGGCGCGGCGGTGGCGGCGGCCGTGGTGTCTTCGTCTTCATCGCCGCCCCAGGACAAGATCCAATGCAGGGTGAGGAAGGCGAAGAATTTTGCGAGGAAGGTGGATTCGTCGTCGCCCAGGGTGGCGGGCCGGTCCGCGGGGGTGCCGTCTGCGTAGGTTCTCGGCTTCGGGGTGCCGAAGCGTTGGACCTCGAGGGCGACGCGCTCGATGGCGTCGAGGACTTCATGGACGGTGACGAGGGCTTGGGGATCGATGCCGATGCGGTCGAGTTCGAGGGTCATGTTCGACGTATATCGGCGGACGAAGGACTTCATGGCGGAGACTTGGCCCGGCGAGTAGCCCTGGCTTTGGACGGCGCGGGTGACGATGTAGTCGGCGAGGCCTTCGACGGTGACTTGCTTGCCTTCGCCGATGAGGGCGCGGGCGTCGGCGACGACTTCGAGGGCTTCGTCGACGTTGGATTTTTCGTCGATGACGATGCCGGCGGTGATTTCGGCGGCGGTGATGATGTCGGCGCGGGTGAAGGAGGGTCCTTCGGAGGAGCCTCCGGTGGAGGCGCAGCCTGCGAGGAGGCCGGCGAGCAGGGCGAGGCCTGCGGGGAGCAGGATGTGGGTGTGTTGTTTCATGTTGGAGCGTGAGTTATAGATGAGATGGGGAGAATCATTGTGCCATCTCTGCGTCGAAGCGGGCGACGAGTGCGCCGTAGTCGGCAGGCAGGGCGCCCGACAGCACTGCTGCTTCGGCGGCCTTAATCGCGGCGACCTGGACAACTGATGATAGGTCTCCGAGAGCTTCGATAAACTCGGCGGTGGGCGGGGGGACGCTGGAATCGCCCCATGCAGAGCGGAGCGAGTTAATTTCCGCAGCCAGCGCGGCGATGGCGTTGGCCTGCATGAGTTCGCGCTCGTGCCGTGGTATCAAGGCGTTTATCCGCCGCGAAGTTTCGAAGCGCACGGCATCTGCGTCGACCGTATCGGGCACTCCATTATCTAGCAGCGGTGCGATAGCGGACTGCTGAGATTCAGTCAACGGGTTTCCGTCGAGCAGTAGGGTGCCATCCGCAATTGTTGCGGTACCGCCTAATACTGCTCCAATGTGGTCGGGAGTTGCTGGTATTCGGTTCATTTAGCTATGAGTGAAAATGATATGATTGGGCCCGCAGCCAAAAATGCTCATCGATTGCGTCGGACCCGTTTTCGATCTCAATCGACAGCGAACCAACTGCACTCGGATTTGTTGGACCGCCGGTCAGAGTCGCGTTGAGCGCACTGTCCACATACACACGGACATTACCGTTAACAGCATCGAGGACCACGGTTTTGGATTTATTTTTTGGAATTGAGACACCCAAATCGACCTTTTGCAGCGGGGGGCCATCATCATCTAGGACTGCGAATAGGTCCCCGCCCTCGCAGTAAATGCCAATGCCTACAAACGGCGATAGGCCGTCGGCAGAATTAGTCGTTTTCCCCAGAAAAATGCCTAAATTTCCCTCGCTGTTTTCGGTGCGCCGATGGATGTTGGCGAAAAGGGTATTTCGGCACGTCCAGTTAATAAAGGCCCCATTACCGTTTGGCCCTAGTGGCCAGTTATTGTTGTTGAAATAAATCCGCGCAAATGAATTGGGGGTGGTCCCCGATTTTGGAAAAAGGGAGTTTATGTTATTCGCATAAGCGATTGCTGCGCTGCCAACCGCCGTCTTCTGTTGCCAATTCAATAACACCCAATCCAAGGAGACGGGGGGGAGCGCCTCATGCCTCACCCAATCCCGGATAGTTTCCTTCAGGGCGTTAGGGTCATCCGTCCACTGCGGATTATCCGCTGGTGCAACGGCACCGGCTGGCAGGTAAATCAGCTTATCGTCTGTCGTCGCCGCCCTCGCTGGTCCAATTACCTCGACCGTATTATTGGCAATGTTCGAATAACTGACATCAAGCAGTACGATTGAGCCTTCCCTCACTGCAATGGCGGACCAAGAACTCCCAGTCCAAACGTAGTATTTTTTGGCAGACGTCTGCCAGAACAAGGCACCTTCGATTAATGGATCGCCATCGTTGTCGGAGTCCGGGAACACGGATTTAGCACCTAGATAGCGGGTATCGAAATTATGGAACGCATACTCGGCGCTCGTCTGAGCATCTTCCGCAGCCGTCCTAGCGGCGACGGCCTCATCGCGGGCAGCGGATACGGCGACGAGATCGGAGTTGGCCCCGACGACGACGCCCTCGACTTCTGTTGCGATGGTGGAGGGATCGGAGACGGTGAGGCTTGCGGTGAACTCGACGGCGAAGGCGTTGGCCCCGCCGGGGGCGGGCTTGTAAAAATCGGCGAGGTTGCCGACGGCGAGGAGAAGACCCGTCGAGGTCAGCAGGGCGACTTCGCGGAGGGTGTGGCCGCCCCAGCTTTTGGGGATGGTGAGGGCGAAGGTGACGGTGTTTCCACTCTTCGTGATGGACTCGACGAGGAAGGAGCCGACCTGCGAGCCGAGAGCGCCCGATGCGACGGTGTGCGGGGTGCCGTCGGTGCCGAAGGCGATGCGCTGGACGGCGACGGACTGCCCGCTGGTCGCGGCGTTGGCGATGGCGGCGGCTCCGGCCGTGGTGACTTTGAGGGCGATGGACATGTTAGGCGGTGCGCTTCCAGATGTTCACGACGAGGTAGGGCTGGAGATTGTTGTGGGGCACGTCGCCGCCGGTGTATTCGATCTCGGCGGGCGCAGAACTCTCTCCGTCTTGGACCGGGACGTCCGAACCGCCTGAATTGGCGCGACCTGCGGTGGTGGTGTGGTTATGCCTGGGCATCTCGTCGATGGTCAGCAGGTGCTTCTTCGCCCCGCCCTGCTTGCCGAGGACGTTGAAATCGGCGTCGGTCGAATCGAGTCCTACCAAGGTCCGTCCTTTCGCGGTCTGCTCCCAGGTGCCGAAGCCCGTCCACGCGCCTCCCCATGTGTCCGGGGAACCGCTACGCATGGTGACGACGATCTCGCCTACCGGGTAGAGGAGGTCGAGCATGGCGGCGAGGGTCTCGGCGGTCGTGGGCACGCCGAGGTTTTGGCGGGCGACGGGCTTGTTGGGGATGTCGGCGAGGTTCTGGGCCTTTTGGAGGAAGTCGAGGCCGGCGGCGGGCTCGTTCTGGACGGCGAGGAATTTCTCGCCGCCGGCGGCGGCTGCGGCGAGGGTGATTTGGGTATCGGAATCGATGGTATACTCGTCGGGGTGGAGGCGGACGCCGTCGATATAGTAGGCGGTGCTGGCGGTGGTGGCCGTCGCCAGGACGATCACGTCCTGAGCGGCGGCGAGGGACTGGGACTCTTCGACGGTCTCCACGAGGACGTTGAGCCCGGAGAGCGGATCATACCACTCGGTGTCGCCGTCGGCGTTGCTGGCCTTGCGGAGGATCTGGCCGGTGTTGCCTCCGGGTATCTGTGCGGCGATGGTGAAGTTGAGCTCGACCCACTGGCGGGAGGCGAGGATGATGGAGGGATCGATGTTGAGCTCGAGGGCCTCGGTCTCGCCGTCCTCGACCTGGATGATTAGGCGAATGAGCATGTCGCGGCCGGAGCCCTCGCTTACGATGGGCTTGTAGCTCTCGGCGTAGTTGGCGACGGCGATCAGGTTGCCGTCGCTATCGAAGAGCCCGACTTCGCGGACGGTCCACCCGCCCTCGCTGGTCGGGATGATGACCTCGGCGACCATGTAGTTGGGGTTGGCCGGATCGACGCTCAGGGAGCTGAGGTCGCCGCGATAGACTTCGCGCACGAGCATTTCGGCGGTCGGGGTGACGGGGTTGCCGTTGCCGTCGCCGACGGCGATGGACTTGAGGCCGAGGGTCTCGTCGTTTGCCAGGGCTTGGGCGATCTTGGCTTTGCCGATGTTGGTGACGACTGAGTAGAATTCGTTTGGCATGATTTAAAGGGCGATTATGAAAGAGCCGTTTTCGGCGTAATGGTCGAAATGGGGGCCGGTGCTGAAGTAATCCGGGGGGAGCGGGTTTGGCTCGGAGACCGGAGCGGGCTGGGCAATCGTCGAGCCTCCTGTGAACTCGCGGGTGATACCGTCCGACCATGTGACGACAGCCGTCCAAGGGGAGCCGTTCATGCTAAACCACCCGTTGAACGTGTCGATTTGGACGAGTGCTCCCGAGACGAATAGGTGCTCGGTCTCCGGCGTCGGCTCCAACTCTACAACGCGGAAACCCTCCGTAGACCAGTTCGGGTTTCCGCCGGGTCCGAGGTATTCGGTGCCGTGATACCAGCCGACGTTCCAGCGGGTGTCGGATACAGTCTGGCCGTTGATGCGGACGCGGATGTCATCGTCGCAGGATTCGGTGCATTCAATCCGGATCGAGGCGACGGTTGCCGTGTATGCGGCGGAGAGGACAGGGGTGAATCCGGCGGTCGCGGCGACAGCGTAGGCGGCGGCAACTTCGTCCTGATCGTAGATCGCGGTATAAGGCCAGCAATCAGTCGTCTCGACACTCTGCTCGGCCGTGAGGTAGTAGAGGGATGGCAAGGGCAAAACCTCATCGACGATCTCAGGCCACACTTTGGTGATCTCTCCGGAGAGCGAGGCGGAGGCGACGCGGGCGGGGTGCGGGATGTCGGTGGCACTGCCTACCGATGCCAGGTGGGAGCGCACGTTCTTCGCGCCGAGTGCCAGGCGCTCGGCCTTGTCGAGCGTGGCGGCCTCCATGCCCTGCTCGATGGAGGTGCGAAGCCGGACGGCGAAGGTGTAGACCTGGCCGGTGTCCTCGTCGACCTCGACTTCGTGGCCGAGGACGGCGAGGGCGCGCTTGACGGCGCCGACGGTGCCTTTGCGGCGGTGGACTTCGACGGAGTCGGCGACGGCCCGGCGCTTTTGCTCGATGGTCCAGTCGGCGTCCCAGTTGTCGACGGAGAGGGACCAGCCGAGCCAGGCGATGACGGCGGGGGGACAATTCCAGGGGGACCAGAGGTCGCGCACGGGCACTTTGAGGTCGAGCGAATCGGCGGCGGCCGACTCGAGGGAGCGCTCGAACTTGGAGGCGTTGGGGGGGAGGAGCGTCTGGCTACTCATCGGTGCCTCCGTGGGTTAGGGTGATGCCGGTGCAGTAGGCGGCTTCGTGCTCGGAGTTGAGGATCTCGGCGGCGGGCTGCGTGAGGTTGACCTTGTAGGTGCCTCCCTGGTGGAGGGCGGCGTAGAGGCCGGAGAGGGTAATGTCGCGGCCGAGGCGGTGCTGGCCTTCGACGTAGGCGGCGACGGCCTCTTCGGCGGCGGCGATGACTTCGGCGCTGTCGGGGCCTTCGAGGGTGACGATTTCGGCCTGGACGGCGTAGGTCTTGATCGTGGGGGCCTGGACGGTGAGGTGGTCGGTGAGGGGGCGAACGTCGTCGGCATTGAGCGCGGCGAAGACGGCATCGAGGAGCGCCTGATCGGGGGTGCCGTCGCCCTGGGTGGAGAGGACGGAGACGAGGACGTCGCCGGGGACGGGGGAGGTGACGGAGATGTCTTTGACGAGGTCGACGGCGAGGCCGTGGAAGATGTAGGCCCCGGCGGGGCCGGCGACGGAGAAGCCTTCGAGGGCGAGCTGGGTGCGCTTGCGGAAGTCGGCGTCGGACTCGTAGGTGGGCTCGACGGGCGGGATGGCCTGGGGATCTCCGGGGTCGACGAGCTTGCGCTGGAGGCCGAAGAGCGCGGCGAGGTTTTCGAGGTCGGCCCCGCCGGAGTAAGCGAGCATGACGGCGCGGGCGGCGTCGTTGACGCGCTGGCGAAGGAGGAACTCGCGGTAGGCGATGAGCTCGACGAGCTTGAGGACGGGCTCGCTCTCGACCCGGGCGCTGAATTCGGGGTTGGTCTCGGTGTATTCGTCGAGGATCTCGGCGACGATGGCCTCGACGTCGAGCGGCTCCACCACGTCGGGCGCGGGGAGCTGGGAGAGGTCGATTGCGCTGAAGGGATTGGCCATTTTCAGATTACGATGCCGTCGAGGAGAATTTCTTCGCCGTTGTGGCGGTAGTATCCTGCCACAGTCAGCTCGAGCTTCCCATGCTGAGACTCCGCCGCCGTGACGGTGATGCGCACGGAGCGGAGGCGGGGCTCCCAGCGGTCGAGGGCCTGGGCGGCGGCGGAGACGATGAGGACGCGGGTCTCTTCGTTCATGGGGCGGTCGACGAGGTCGTAGAGGCGGGCGCCGTATTCGCGGCGGAGCACGCGGGAGCCGACGGGGGTGGTGAGGATGTCGGCGATGGACTGGCGCAGGTGGGCGACGCCGCCGAGGGGCTCGCCGGTATCGCGGTCCATGCCTGTCATGGAATCAGGCATCGTCGCCCTCCTCTCCTTTGACGCGGAAGTCTATGGTGGTGGCGTAGCCCTGCTCGTCGACGGTGTGGACGGCTTTCTCGACGAGCCAGTCGCCGGCGAAGTCGGGGCGGAAGCCTTCGAAGCGGACGACGCCCTCTGCCATGAGTAGTGGATTGCCGGATACGGTGACGGAGCCGCTGCCTTTGCGCCGGCGGATGCGTTGCAGCTCGGCGACGGCGGCGCGGATGGCCTGGCGCTCGTCGGGCCGGGGGTCTTCGAGGATCTTGATGGGGCCTTCGCCGCCGGTGACGACTTCGACGAGTTCGCCGGCGTCGTGGTCGTGGTAGGTGGCCATGACGCGGGCGTAGCGTTCGCGCTCGGGGAGGTTGAGGCTCCATTCGTGGGCGGTGTCGTTGCTGGCGGCCTGGGAGAACGGGCCCCGGATGAGGACGCGGGGCACGCCGTCGACGGTGGCGGCGCGGGGGAGGAACAGGAGGGCCGACCCGGCGGGCTTGAAGAGGGCGTCGTAATCGACGGCGAGGCGGGAGAGGAAGTTCATGTCGCTCTCGGCGGTTTGGTCGATGTGGGGGATCTCGACTTGGGCGAGGGCGGCGTCGATCTTGGGGTAGTAGCCGGCGGCCTCGGCGATGGTAGCGAGGATGTCGCCTATGGTGAAGCCGTGCCAGGAGCGGGTGCGCTCTTCTTTGAGGGCGTCGGTGAGGCCGGAGACGGTCTCCGACTCTTCGAGGGCGACGGCTTTGGCGCGGATGGCCATGCGGGCGGGCGGGCCGGTGAAGTCGACCTCGTCGACGACGTAGAGGCCCATGGGATGGACGCCGGTCTCTCGGTAGCCGAGGAAACAGCGCAGCTCGACGCCTTTGCGGGGGGTGGCGATGGCGTGGTCGCGGTCGTCGAGGATCAGCTCGAGGGCATCGCTCTTTAGGCCGGACTCGTCGGTCAGGGTGAGCGAGACGAGGCGGTCGCGGATGCGCTCGGTGATCTCGGCGGCGTGGTCGCGGTCGTCTTTGGCGTCGGCCAGTATGCGGTAGAAGGGAGTCACGGAGAGTGAGAGTGAGACTGAGAGTGAAAGTGAGAGTGATCCGCCTTCGCTCTTCGGCGCGACGGGGAAGTGGGTGGGAACGTAATTCAGTCCCAGAGGCGGATGGTGGGAAGGATGGCGGGGGTGGAGTCGCGGCCGGGGACGGCGGGGAGCGTGATGCGGATGCCGCGCGGGAGGATGGCGCCGCGGCCGGCGAGGCCGGGGTTGGTTTCGAGGACTTGCTCGATGTTGCCTTCGATGCGGCCGTAGTGGCGGTGGCAGATGGCGTCGAGGACTTCGCCGCCTTTGGTGCGGTAGGTGGCGTCGGTCATGGGATGCGGTAGGTGTCTTCGCCGTAGGCGACGAGGGTGAGGGTGAAGACGATCTTGCGGGGCAGGCCGCCGCGCATGAAGTGGTCCTGCACGTCCTCGACGGACTCGATGCACCAGTAGCCGTAGTCGACGCGGCCGAGGCTGTCGGCGAGGAGGAAGGGGCGGCCTTTGTCGGCCTCTTCGCGCATGCGTGGAAGCTGGTTTAACCCGCCTTTAAAGTGGGGGTAAATGGCGCCTTCGAGGGTGATGCGGTCTTCGCCCTTGCCGGTGAACTGCATGGCGGGGCGGCGGCCGGCGCGGGGCTGGGCGGCCCAGCGCCATTTGGTAGCCCGGCGCATGGATTGATAGGCGGCGGTATCGAGGCCGAAGGTGTAGACGTCGGCCCCGTCGCGGAGGGCGAGCATGATGTCGCTAGCCATAGAGGTTCCTCCTTTTCTCGGCGCGGCGGCGGGTATCGGCCTCGCGCATGGCGCGCCGGACGGCGCGCTCGACTTCGCGGCCGACTTCGCGGGAGTCGACGCCGGGGGGCACGTTGACGGTGACGGGGGCGGTGACGTTCATGACGTCGCCGCCCCGGACGGAGCGGACTATTGGGTCGGGCGAGGTGACGGCGCCGGTATCGGCGGGGGAGGCGAAGGCGGGCGCGGCGGCGAGGGTGCCGGCGGCGACGACGCGGCGGGCGCGGCGGGCGGGCGAGGTGGCGCGCTCGGCGGCGGCGGACGGGGAGCGCTTGTCTTTGCCGCCGCCGAAGCCGAAGAAGCCTTTGATGCGATCCCAGAGGTTGGCGAGGACCTCGACGGGTTTGATGAGGCCGGTGAAAAGGGAGACGAGATCCCCGACGGTTTCGCCGATGGCGACCAGGAGCCGGAAGGGAGCGGTCAAGGTGCGGACCACGGTGCCGAAGACGGTGCCCATGACGCGGCCGACTTTGGCGGCAGCGCCCGACATCTTCTCCAGCTCGGGCGGCCCCATGCCGATGATGGACATGACCTTCGGCCCCAGCCATTGGGCGAAATCGATGAAGGGCCGGAAGGCATCCCAGACGGGAGCGAGGGCCTCGAGGAAGCCTTCCATCCACCCGACGAAGAATGCCTTGATGGGATTCCAGAAGGTATAGATGGCGGCCGCAATGACGGCGACGGCGGCGACAATCGGGCCGATGCCGGGTATGGCGAGGATGGCCGCGCCGAGGGCTTTGACGGCTCCGATGATGCCGGGGATCGCACCGCCCGCGAGCGCCCAGGCCCACTTGGTGGCGGCGAGGAAGCGGGCCTTGGCCGCCCCGGCGGTGATGAGCAGGCCCTTGCTTGTCATGAGGTTGGTTCCGTGGAAGGCGAGCATGCGGGAGTTGGCCAGGCGCGTCTTGACGGAGAGCCACTCCATGCCGAAGGAGACGGCCGCGAGGGAACCGACGAGGACGCCGCCGGCGGTGACGAGCGCGCCGACGCCGATGGTCATGACGGCCAGCGCGCCGGTGGCGGCGCCGATGATGCCGGCGAGCCAGGGGAAGCGTTCGAGAAGGGAGGTGACGATGCCGAGGACTTTGGTGAGGCCGCTAATGAGGGGCTTGACGACGGGGATAAGGGGCTTGCCGATGGCGGCGCGGAGGTTGCTCCACTGGTCGACGAGGTTCGACCATAGGCCGGAGAGTTCGCGGCTGCGCTGGTCCATCATGCCGGAGAAGCGGCCGAAGGCTTTGGTGGCGACGGCCCAGATTTTATCGCCGTCCGCGCCGGCCTTCTGCATCTCCTCGATGCGGTTGCGGGTCTCGCCGCTGATGATGCCGAGTTCCTGGAAGCGCATCATGGCTTCGCCGACGGGGCGGCCGGATCGAATACCGTCGTAGAGGCGGCCGAACCACATGGAGAGTTCCTCGATGGGTTGATTCACCCCGGCCGCGACGTCGCCGACCAGACGGAGGCCCTCGCCGGTGGAGAAGGCGCCCTGGGTGAGCGTCTCGAGCGTGATGGAGGCGCGGACGATGCCGGGAAGCTCGAAGGGGGTGGTCGCCCCGAAGCGCGTGAGCTCCTCCATGCGTTTGCGCGCCTCGGTGGCGCCGCCGAGGAGGACGCCGAGGCTGGTCTCGAAGTCCCTGCGCTGGCTGGCCTCGCCGAGGGAGCCGAGGAGGGGGCGGAGGAGGGCCTGGCCGGCGCGCCGGATGCCGAAGCCGGCGACGGCCGCGCCGCCCGCGCCGAGCATGACCCTTTGCGCGCGCTCCCGGGCCTTGCCGAGGCGCTCGGTGGAGCGGCGGACGTTTTCGAGGTGGCGGCGGCGTTCGTCGAGGCGGCGGTTGCCTTGTGCCATGCCGTCGTCGAGGCGCTTGTTGGCCCGCGTCACCCGATCCACCGAGGCGGCGATCCGCCGGGCCGGCCGGGTGAGGCGGTCGACCGCGGAGATGACGATGGATGCGGCGAATTCGGCCATGCCTTGCGGAGTGAGAGTGAGAGTGGGAGTGAGCGGCTCTACGGCTATTGCTTGGGGGCTCGGCGGCGGGCCTCCTCATGCCAGGCGCGAAGCTCGGAGAGGGGCAGGTTTTCGAGGTAGTCGATGGAGGTGAAGAAGGTGATCGCGACGTCGCCGATCATTCCCCGGAGAGCGTGGTCTCCGGGGCGATCCACTCCCCCAGGCATTCCATGACGGGCATGAGGTCGGAGGCGGGCATGGCGTCGAAATCCTCGGGCGAGAGGCCCTGCTCGCAGACGCGGGCGGCGAGCGCGATGGTCCCGGCGATGTGGCCTTTGGTCTTGTCGAGGACCTTCAGGTCTTTGCCGGTGGGCTCGCGGAAGGACAGTTCGGTGACGGGCGATTCGCCCTCACGTTTGACGGGTTTTTTGAGGGTTACTTTTTTGGATTCCATGGGAGTTCGGTTGGTTGAGGCCTATTTCGTAGGCGTGGGCGAGTTCGCGGCCGCGCGGGGTGGCCATGGCGTGGAGGACGATGCCGGCGCGCTCTTCGGGGCGGTATGGGGAGTGGAGGCGGACGAGGCGGGGATGGCGGCGGTGGAGGTCGTGGAGGGTGTCGGCGAGGGCCTGCTCCTCTTCGTCGATCTCGGTCCAGCGGTCGGCCACCTTGAGGAGCGCCGCCAGCTCGGGGGCCGTGAGTAAGGACTCCAAGCCGGGGCGCTCCTTTCGGGGGGCGGGTTGCGGGTGATCGGACAAGGGGCGGCTAGATCTCGATGGCGGCGCGTTGGCGTTCGAGCTGGTCGACGCCGTCGATGCGGCGGATCATGTTCTCGACGTCGATCTCGACGAGCTGGCGGCCGTCGACGACGACTTCGACGTAGTCGACGGCGAGGACGGCCTTGTCGGCGGCTTTCTCGCCGGCGGTCCAGGTGCCCATGTCGTTTTCTTTGAAGCGGCCGGACATCTGGATTTTGACGGGGACGACGTTGTCGTCGTTATCCTGATACGCGCCCCGGAAGGTGAGGCGGTCGGTGCGGGCGCCGAATTTGGCGAGGATGCCGGATTCGAGGCCGGAGGTGGAGAACTCGGCGACCATGGCTTCCATGCCCATGTCGAGTTCGAGGGGGGCGTCCATGCCGCCGGCGCGGTGCTCTTCGACTTTGAGGACGAGTTTGGGCGGGACGAGTTCGTCGACCTTGCCGAGGTAGCCGACGCCTTCGAGGGCGAGGCTCATGTTTTTGAGGATGGCGGGGATCATTTTGTTGAGTGGTTGAGTGGTTGAGTGGTGGGTCGTTGGTTCGCGCTTATTCGAAGATGGTTTCGACGTAGTCGTTCACGAGGCGGGAGCGGAAGGTGATCTTCTCGGCCGGGTAAACGGGCGTGAAATCGAAGTCGAACCAGACGTGGCCGTTGGCGATGCTCTCGGGGGTGTTGAGCTCGGGATCGGCCCAGACGTCGCCGCCGAGGATGCCGCCCTGGGCGACGAGGTGGCGGAGGTAGGCTTTGACGCCGGCGATGACCTCGTCGACGTAGGTCTTGGTGATGGGCCGGTCGACGGCCCAGAGGTGGGCGCGGAGGAGGCTTTCGTTGATCATGTCGGCGGTGCGGCGGACGCAGAGGAACTTCCACTTGGGATCGACGGTCTCGAGGGAGCGGTTGCCCCAGATGCGGAAGCCGCCCTTGTTGACGATGGTGATGATGTGCTGGGCATTCAGCGCCTCGGCCTCGCTGGCGGGATCGCCGAGGGCGAAGTCGACGGGCCGGCCGGTGCCGAGGATGCCGTTGATCGTCTGGTTGGAGAGCGACCACCAGAAGCCCTTTTCGTTGTCGACCATGGCCTGGACGCCGGCGGCGTAGGCGGAGGAGGCGCGGGCGCCGTCGTCGGTATCGACGGAGGGATCGACGAGGCCGACGCGGGCGCGGTCGCCGGCGACGAGGCCGGCGGCGGTGATGGCCTCGGCCTTGTCGGTGTTCGGCCCGTCGATGAAGGTGACGGCGCGGAGGCGGTCGGCCACGGTGACGAGGGCGGGGACGATGGCGGTCGCGGCCGAGAGATCCGACTCGAAGTGGGCGAAGCCGGGGGCGACGAGGATCTTGGGCACGAAGCCGGTGACGCTCTCGGAGGCGATCAGGCCGTAGACGCCGGTCTGCGGCAGCAGCTCTCCGGCGACTTCCTGGCCGGTGACGCCGGAGAAGTCGGCGGCGGTGTAGGTTGCGGCGAGGGCGTCGTCGCCGATGTCTTTGAGTAGGGTGATGGTGCCGGCGTCGGGATCGACGGTGTAGTCGGTGCCTTCGACGAGGGCGGTGGCGGCGCCTAAGGGGTCCTGGGCGAGGCCGGTGAAGGCGGTGAGGTGCTGGTTGGCCAGGGCGATGACGTCGCCCACCTGGTGGCCGGAGCCGAGGTCCTCGACGCCGACCTCGGTGACGTGGCCGGCGGTGCCGGGGTCGAGCACGTTGACGACGACGACCATCGCGCCGGCCTGGGCGTAGATGGCCTCGAAGGCGCGGGCGATGGTGCCCCCGGTGCCGAATTTCTCAAGGGCGTCGCGGCGGCCGGTGACGAGCGTGGGCGTGTTGACGGGGCCTCGGGCGGCGGTGCCGACGAGGCCGATGACGGAGGTGCGGATGGTCGAAATCGGGCGGATGCCGCTGTCGATTTCGAGAACTTCGATGCCGTGGATGAGGTCTGACATGATTAGGTTGGTTTTCCGGTTTTCGGTTGGCCGGTCTTCAGTTGCCGGGCGTGGTTTGTTTTTTGGAGGTTTTGCGGCCGCGCTTGCGCGGGGCGGCGGGTTGAATCGGGCCCCCCTTCGCTCTTCGAGCTTCGGAGGACAGGACGATCTTTCCCTGACGCAGGGGCAGATCGGCCTGACGTTTTTCGAGTGTGATTACGGCGTCGGGGGCATAACGTGCGCCCCGGTGCCGCAGGGTTTTGACTACGCGATATTGGTTGGCTTCGGCCATGGGGCTTCGTTTCTCTACGCCCGCACGAGTGGGGCTTCGGGTTGATTTTCGTTGCGGTGGTCAGTTGGGCTCGCCGGTGTTGCCGCCGCCGGGCTCGACGCCGCCGTGGGTGTGATGCTGGGCCGAGACGCCGTCGCTGGTCATGTCGCCGCCGGTCTGGGTGACGGGGCCTTCGATGGTAACGTGCGAGGCGCGGAGGTGGACGGAGTTGGCGGGGCCGGAGGCGGCGTCCTGGGTGACGTCGCCGTTGAGGGCGATGAGGGGCGCGGCGAGGGTGATCTTCGCGCCGGCGGTGAGGGTGACCTCGGAGGCGGCCTGGACGTCGACGCGGGAGCCGGAATCGACGCGGACCTGGGCGCCGCCCTGGGGGACGTTGACGTGCAGGCGGTGGGCGGCGCGGTCATACTCGCAGACGGTGCCGTCGGCGAAGGTGACGCGGCGGAGGGTCTCGCGGTCGCCGTTGGCGGGATGGGCGTCGCGATAGATGCGGCCGGCGATGACGCCGAGGGCGGAATCGCCGGAGGGCGAGAGGACGACGACCTGCTCGCCGACCTCGGGGGCGGCCCAGTCGCGGTCGGGGCCGGCGCGCTCGACCATCCACGGCAGCCAGTCGGTGACGAGGGTGCCGATGCGCACGCGGGCGCGGGCGGCGGCGTAGTCGGCGTGCTCGACGGTGCCGATGCGGACGAGGTTGGCGAGGCGGCGGGCGAACTGCTCGCGGGAGAGGTCTTCGAGCTCACTCATGGGCGGTGACCTCCTCGTAGTGGGGTTCGTTGCCGAGGCCGATCCGGGGCGCGCAGCCGAGCCAGACGGTATCGGGCACGGGGGGATCTTCGGTCTGGTCGTCGGGCTCGCCGACGACGAGATCCTGCCGCCAGGTGACGGCCATGAGGGCGACGCCCTTGCCGCGCGCGCGGCCGGAGTAGAGGTTGGCCCAGCGGACTTCCCCGGGGTCGGCGCATTGGGCGGTGCCGAAACGGTTGTGGGGAATCCAGCCCTGAAGGATCTCGCAGAGGTTGAGGGCGGTCTCGTCGCGGTCGGCGTCGCGGCTGTCGGCGGTGACTACGTAGGCGGCCATGTTGAGCGGGATCTGGCGGCGGCCGTCGCCGTAGGCGGCGTTGCCGGAGGAGCGGAGGACGGCGACGAAGACGGCGGGGGCCCGCGCGGAGACGGCGGCCAGCTCGCCGAGATCGAAGCGGCCGCCGTAGGGGCGGCACTCCCGGAGATCCGGGAGCTTGGTTTTGATGGCGTCGGCGACGGCCTGCCTGAAATCCACGATGCGCATGCTACCCACAGCTTAGCGCATTTACGGAAGGGGCTTAAGGCTGCGGGATTACCGCAGACTCAGCGGGTCAAATCGCCCGCGAAATCCCGGATGAGCTCGTCGATTTCCTGCTCGTCCTCGTCGCTCAGGCCGAGGTATGGGCGGGCGGGGATGCCGCGCCCGGGATCGCCGTATTGGTGGGTGGCGGCGTAGACGAGGTTGGAGCCGACCTCGACTTCGTCGTCGCCGGCGAGGTATTGGATGGAGTCGAGGAGATCGCCCTCGCCCTGGAGGAGGCTGTTGCCGCCGTGGCGGGTGGCGGCGTAGCGCTCGGACCAGGCTTCCCAGGCTTCGCCCTCGGGTGATTCCTTCTCTTCCTGGATGCGGCGGCGGGTCTGGCTCTCCACGAGCGCGCCGACGCTCTCCAGTAGCTCGGCGGTGAAGTCGGGGCCGCCCATCTGGAGGAGCTGCTTCTGGCTGGCGGTGAAGCCTTTTGCCTGGACGCGGATGGATGCCATGGGGGGGAGCTTAACCGATGTTTAAACGCGGGTTAAGGGGGTGAGAGCGCCATTGTTTTTGCGTAATAATTTACGCATTGGCTTGACGTGCGTATTTTTTTACGCAAGCTTACCGATAGATGAGCCGGAAAGAAAAACTCCTCGCCCGCATCCTGACCGGGGAAACGCAGAACGTGCGTTTCGCCGATTTCGTGAAAGCTCTGGAGGCCTGCGGCTTCACCCACGACCGCACGAAGGGGAGCCACATGATCATGCGGCATCCGAAGCTGGCCCAGCCCTTCCCGATACAGTCGACGAAGAACGGCACCGCCAAGGAATACCAGATCCGGCAGTTCCGCGAACTCCACAAATCAATCAAAGGAAAATCATGAAAAACATCGACCTCTACCAGATCAACGTGACCTACAGTGCGGAAGACGCCTGCTTTATCGCGCGGGCGCCCGCCTTCGCCTACGTGGCCGCGCACGGCGACACTCCGGAAGAAGCCATCCGCGAAGTGCGCGACGCGCTGGCGGGCGTGGTGGAATCCATGCAAGCGCACGGCGAACCCACCCCCGACCCCGACACCACGGCGGCGCGCCTGCGGCGGCTCAAGCCCATCGTGAAGATCCGCAGCCTGGCGCGCGAGGCGGGCATGCGGCCCAGCACGCTGGCCAGCAAGATCGAGCGCGGGGGCCCCTTTACCGAGAGCGAGCGGGCGCGCATCGAGAGCGTGCTGGCGCTGGACTGAAGGCGGGTCCGAATTCTCACGAATTCGGCTACTCATCGCCCTCCTCGAATGTCTCGCGGGTGGCATCCCAGTGGCCGGCGGCGTAGCCGAGGTGGAAGGCGAGGTAGAAGATCGCGGCCGCGGCGAGGATAAGGATCAGGACGCACATCATGGATTCCAGCGCCTTGATGCGGTTGAGGACGCGGCGCATGGCGATTGCGTGGCCGACGCGGGGGTCGTAGCGGTCGGCGTCGGGGCAGACGGAGTGCTCGACGAGGATGTAGCCGTTGTTCAGCTGGGCGGTGACGACCACGACGGCCCCCATGAGAGTGGAGGTTTCGGTGCGCTCGATGAGGGCCTGGGCTTCGCCCTCGCCGGAGGGTTCGTCGCCACCCTGGTCGCCTTCCCGGTTCTCGGGGGCTTGGGCTTCGACCTCGACTTCCTCGACGAGGAGGCGGGACTCGGCCTTGAGCGCGGCGACCTGCTCTTCGGAGAGGTCGTCGAGAGGGACGTGGACGGGGGTCTTGGCGAAGGCCCGGCCGGCGCGGCGGAACTCGTCGGTGCGGGTGCGGATGCGGAGTGCTTTCATATTCGGGATGCGGGTTGCGGGATTCGAGATACGGGATTCGGGATACGTGGGGAGAAAAAGAGGGCCGGTCCCCGGCCTCGGGGACCGGCCCTATGATCACGAGTAGCGCATTACCATGTGCGCGGGGAATGGCTTATGAGCCGGCTCCGGTGGAACCGACGGCGAGCTGCCAGAAGCCGTAGCCGCCGGCGCCGCGGGCCTCGGCGCCGAACTTGAAGAGGCGGCGGTTGAAGACGTCGTCGGAGGCGAGGTCGGTCTGGCTGACGAAGGCGGGCCGCTTGCGCTCCTGGTAGATGAAGGGGCGCACGGCCTGCCGGGTGTCGAGGACGAACCAGGCGGTGGCACTGGTGAGGCGACCGGAGACGACGACTTCGAGCCGGCCCTTGTAGGGGTTGGGCTTGCCGTCTTCGAGGCGGTCGACCGTCATCAGGGTGTTGGCCGTGTCTTCGAGCGCCGGCGGGACGAGGAGGATGTTCGGCTTGACGTCGAGCGGGCGGCCCTCGTCGTCCTTGAAGCTGCGGATGGCGGTGAGGGCCGCGCCGAGGCTGGCCTGGGCGTCGGCGAGGGTGGCGGCGGAGAGGGGGGCGGTGAGCTTGTTCGACACGCTGGCGTCCTCGCCGGTGGCGGGGTCGCGGACGGGGTGGTCGGTGTCGAAGAAGTATTGGCCGTCGTAGCACTCGTTGGCGAAGCCGTCGTTGACGAGGTCGAAGACGATGTCGTCGGGCAGGTCGCGGGCGCTCTCGCCGGCCATGCGGGCCTGCGGGCCGTAGATGCCGAGGTTGTCGTCCTCGATGTCGTTGCGGTCGACTTCGACGGTGGCCTCCCAGTCGTCGTTGACGATGGTGTATTTGGAGGCTTCGAGGGCCTTGACCCGCATTCCTGAGGTCGTTCAGGCAAAAAACCTCAATTTTCTTCGAGTCCGCAAAGCGTTGTAAATCAACGGAAAGCAAAATCCCCGAAAAAAATGCGGGAAAATTGCATTTTAGGCTTGTACAACGGTTTTTAGGTTATCAACTCTGGCGGGATGCCACACAGACCTCCGAAAACCTCCGCCCGTTCCGCCGCATCCGGCGGACTGGATCTGCCCTCCGACTTCGCCGACCACAAGGTTGCGGCGCTGCCGATCGTCGCGAACTTCTGCCAACAGCTGGGCGTGACGCGCACGGTGGACGCGTTGATCGATTCGCCCGAGAACATCGGCAGCGGTCAAGTGGTCGCGGGCATGGTGATGGACACGCTGAGCGGGCGCAGTCCGCTCTACAAACTGCACGAGCACTTTGTCGGCCAAGATATGGAGCTGCTCTTCGGCACGGATCTGAAAGCTTCCGACTTCAACGACAACAACGTCGGCAAGGTCCTGGACAACATCCACGCCTACGGAGCCTCGCGGCTGTTCTCGCAGATCGCGTGGGAGGCCTGCGGCAGGTTCGGGCTGGACGGGCGGCACCTGCATTACGACACCACGAGCGTCAGCGTGCACGGCGCCTACGAAGCCTACGCCGAAGAAAGAGAGAACGTCGTCGCCGTCACCCACGGGCACAGCAAAGACCGCCGCCCGGATCTCAAACAGTTCATGATGAGTTCGCTGTGCGTGGAAGGCGGCGTGCCGCTGCTCGGAGGGGTTCTGAGCGGCAACACCTCCGACAAGACCGCGAACAACGCCGAGCTGACCCGCGTGGCCGGGCTGATCCGCAAACACGGGCTCGATCCGAAGGCCCACGTCTACATCGCCGACTCGGCCATGGTCACCGAAGCGAACCTCGGAGCGATCGACGAGACCGGCCAGCACTTCGTCTCCCGCCTGCCCGCCGTCTACGGCGAAGAGGGGCGCGCCGTCGAAGCCGCCTTCGAGGCCGGCGACTGGACGGAAGCCGGCACGCTCGCGCCGGACCCGGATCCCTCGCAAAAGCGTCCCGGCACCCGTTACAAACTGCACGAGACCGCCGTCACGCTTTACGGGAGCGAATACCGCGCCGTCGTCGTCCACAGCAGCGCCCACGACAAACGCCGGCTCAAGAAGCTCGACAAACAACTCGCCGCCGACCGGGAGGCCTTCCGCAAACTGGAGAAAGAACTCGCGAAGACCGGCTTCGCCTGCGAGGCCGACGCCCGGCGGCACGCCGGCGGCCTGGCCGCGAAGGCGGGCCTGAAACACCACGGCCTCGACACCCGCGTGGTCGCCGAACCGGTCTACGCCAGGGGCCGCCCTCCGAAAGGCCGCCCCCGCAAGGTCAAAGCCACGCGCTATCGCATCGAAGCCACCCTGGTCCCGGACCGGGAGCGGATCGAGGCACTCAAGGAACGCTCCGGGTGCTTCGTGCTCGTCAGCAACCTTCCGGACGAAGGGGAAAACGCCCACACCGGCACGGAGATCCTGCGCGCCTACAAGGAGCAATACGGCATCGAGAACAACTTCCGCTTCCTCAAGGACCCGCTCATCGTCAACGACACCTTCCTCAAAAAAGCCGAACGCATCGAAGCCCTCGGCTTCATCCTCCTGCTCAGCCTGATGGTCTGGAACCTCATCCAGTTGGTGATCCGCAGACACCTGCGCGGACGCGGCTCGACCATCCTCGGCTGGGACAACAAGCAGACCGCCGCGCCCACTACCATGATGGTCTTCCACTACTTCCAGCACATCAGCGTGTACGTCTGGAACGCGGGACGGAACCGGCGGCTTTCCAGACCCTTGCTACACCACCAGAAAGACTACATCGGCGCAATGGGCCTGCCCGAATCCATCTTCACCACACCTGTAAAAACCTATCGAAACTAAAAACCGTCCCATAAAATACCGGGAAAAGAAGAATCGACCTCAGGAATGTGCGCTTTATCGATTCTACGGCGACGGAGCGAGCGAGGAACTCGACGTCATCCCCAGCGGTGGCACCGGCATGTGGCTCTCGCGGGCGCTCATCGAAAAACGCCAGGTCCAGAGCATCCCCGTTATCCGCTACGAACAGCCGGCCGACTTCGCCATGCAAAACGAGCATCTGCGTGTCAGCGAAGTCGAAGCCTTCTGCGAGGACCACCTTCTCCCGCAGCTCGAAAGCCTCAATCCGCTCCTCCCATCTTTCTTTGGCCAGGACTTCGCCCGCTCCGGCGACGTGTCCTGCCTCTGGCCGCTTCAGGAGACGGCCGATCTCCGCTACACCACGCCCTTTATCCTGGAGATGCGGAACATCCCCTTCGAACAGCAGAAGCAGATCCTCTTCTACGTCGCCGACCGGCTGCCACGCTTCTCATTTGGCAAGCTCGACGCCCGGGGCAATGGCCAATACCTCGCCGAGGTCGCTCAGCAGCACTACGGCGAAGAGCGGATCGAGCAAGTCATGCTAAGCGAGAAGTGGTATCGCGAGAATGCCCCGCGCATGAAGGCCTTCATCGAGGACGACGACATCGACCTCCCGAAGCACGCCGACGTCACCACGGACTTCCGTATGGTGAAGATAAACAAGGGCGTCGCCAAAGTGCCCGACGACGCCAGGGCGAAGGGGACGGACGGCAAGAACCGGCACGGCGACTCCGCCATCGCCTGTATGCTCGCGGTCAGTGCCACGAAGGAAGACCGCGTCGAGTATGCCTACTATCCCGGCGTCGAGGATGACGAAGACGAAGACGAACGGATCAACTGGAAAACCGCCTCAGGATTCTGATTATGGATAAACTTTACGACGCATACGGCCGACCCATCGAAGAAAGCACCCTCCGGGAGGAGATTGCCGCCCCGGTCGACTATATCCGGCCGATCTGGACCGACACGGCCGCCGACCAGCTGACGCCCGATTCGCTCGCCCGCATGCTTCGCAACGCCCGCGAGGGCGACGCCCACGAGTTCCTGACCCTCGCCGACGACATGGAGGAAAGGGAGCCTCACTACGGCTCCGTCCTACGCACGCGCAAGCTCGCCGTTTCCGGCATCGAGCCCCAGGTAAGATCCGCCGATAAAAAGGACGCCACCGCCAACAAGATCGCCGAAGGCGTCCAGGACATCGTAGAGGCCCCCGAGTTCGGCGACCTGGTTGCGGACCTCCTCGACGCGCTCGGTAAAGGCTACTCGGCCGTCGAAATCATGTGGGACCGCTCCGGGAAGCAATGGATGCCAAGCGACTACAAGTTCCGCGATCAACGTTTCTTCCGTTTCGACATCCTCGACGGCGAAAAGCTCAAGCTCCTCGACGAAGCGGACACCCTCACCGGCATCGAACTCCCGTCCTACAAGTTCATCGTCCATTACCCCCGCCTTAAATCGGGTTTAAAGATTTCTTCCGGCCTCGCCCGCCTGGCTGCCGTAAGCTACATGTGCAAGGTCTATACGATCAAAGACATGATGCGCTTCATCGAGGTCTTTGGCATGCCCCTTCGCGTCGGCAAATACAAGGCGGGCGCGAAGAAAGGCGACATCGACACCCTCCGCCGCGCCGTCGTCAATCTCGGCTACGACGCGGCCGCCGTCATCCCGGATTCCATGAAGGTCGAGTTCGTCGAGACCGGCGGAGGCGGCAGCCAGAAGAGCAACCCCTTCCGCGACATCGCCGACTGGCTCGACAGCCAGATCTCGAAGGCCGTCCTGGGGCAGACCATGACGACCGACAGCGGATCGAGCTACAGCCAGGCCAAAGTTCACGACGAAGTCCGCCAGGACATCAAGATCGATGACGCCAAAAAGCTCGAGAACACCATAAACCGCGAGCTGATCGAGCCGTGGGTAACCCTCAACTTCGGTCCCCAGGCGCGCTATCCGAAAGTCTACTTCCCCATCGAGGACAGCGTCGACATCGACAAGCTCGCCACCGCGCTTTCCGCCCTTGTGCCCCAAGGGCTGCAAATCAGCCAGTCCTGGGTAAGAAACAAGCTAGGCGCGCCCGCCCCGGAAGACGACGAGGAAGTCCTCATGCCCGCCGCTTCGCTCACGCCCGCCAGTCCAGACCAGGCGAGAACTCCCGAGCCCAACCGCGAGACCCGCCCCCCGGAGATCTTCCCGGAAGACGAACTCGACGAAATTGCCGGCGACGAACTTGACGAATGGGAGAGAAAAATGGGGCCTGTCATGAATCCTGTTATGACTATGATCCGCGAGGCCGACAGCTACGAGGAAGTCCTATCAAAGCTACCCGACCTCGCCGATGAGATGGACCCGAATGATGTGATTGAGAGCCTCGCCCGCGCCGCCTTCAAAGCACGTGGCCTCGGAGACGCGAAAGACGAAGCCTGATGCCCGATCCCGGTCCAGTCCCCCAGGAAGCCCTTGAATACTTCCGTGCAAAGGGCTACAAGGTAGGCTTCGACTTTCGTGACGTCTGGCAATCCGAGCACGCCACGTCTTTTACCGTAGCTAAGGCGATGCAGCTCGACGTCCTTGTCTCGATTCGAGAATCCATTGATGACGCCATTGCAAACGGTCGGACTTTCCGCGAGTTCCAAGATCAACTGGAGCCCGAACTTCGAAAGAAAGGGTGGTGGGGCGTGAAAGACGTGGTCGATCCCAAGACCGGAGAAGCCCTTCCAGCGCAGCTGGGTAGTCCCAGAAGGCTCAAGACAATCTACCGGGCCAACATGCGCAGCGCCCGCGCCGCCGGCCAATATGAGCGCGCACAGCGGACAAAACGAGCCCTCCCTTACTTCCTTTACCTCCTCGGCCCATCCGAAGTTCACCGCCAGGAGCATGTGAAGATCCAGGGAACGATTCTTCCGGTCGATCATCCTTTCTGGGACATTCACTACCCACCGAATGGCTGGGGGTGTAAGTGCCACCTCCGTCAGATCACTCAGCGCGAAGCCGGCCGCCGGGGCGGGGTATCGCAAGATCCCGACGTCGAACTCGTCGAGTGGGAGAACAAGCGAACCGGTGAGACCGAATTGATCCCGGAAGGCGTCTCGCCAGCCTGGGCGACGAATCCCGGTAAAGCACGCCAGGAAACAGCTCTGCGAGCCCTCGGCCAGAAAGCCACGGCGGGGTCTCAAGACCTCGCCGGTGGCGTCATCCGAAGCCATCTGAACGATTCCCGGTTTCAAACTTGGCTCAACACCCCACGCGGCAATTACCCCGTTGCCGCCATGTCGGACGCTTCGATGGGCGCAATCAGCGCCCGGCAGCGAGTCGTCTGGCTCTCGAAGGACACCGTCGCAAAGCAGGCCCGAAACCACCCGGAGATCGGCATCCTCGACTATCGCGTATTGCCGGATCTCGTAGACCAGGGGACAATCATCCGGGACAGCAGTCAGACACTCGTTTTCTTCTCGAGTGGCGAACAGCTCTATAAGGCCGCGATAAAGACAACCGGAAGCGGCGGTGGAAACTTCCTGACATCTTTCATCCGCACCAATGAAACCGAACTCGAACGGATCAAAAAGAAAGGCCGCATCCTGCGGCCCTGA